CATGGCAATTTCAACATTAACCAAATTTACAGTACCACTAGATGGAGCTCCATCACAAGGCTTGTTGATGCCAAAGCTAAAGTATCGCTTCCGCGTTACTTTAGAAAACTTTGGTTTCAACAGTCCTACAGCGGAACTGACAAAACAAGTAGTAGATGTTACAAGACCTACTATTGCGTTTGATCCCATCACAGTAGATGTGTACAATAGCCGTGTTTACCTAGCAGGTAAACACACATGGTCACCAATTACACTTAACGTTCGTGACGATGTAACTGGTGCTACACAAAAACTAGTAGGCGAGCAGCTACAGAAACAGTTTGATTTCTACGAGCAAGCAAGTGCTGCCAGCGGTATTGATTACAAATTCTTAACAAGAATTGAAATCCTTGACGGCGGTAACGGCGCACAAGCTATCAATGTTTTAGAAACTTGGGAAATCTATGGCTGTTACTTAGAAAACGTAAACTATCAAAACTTATCATATAGTGAGAATGCTCCTGTTACAATACAGATGAGCATCAAGTATGATAACGCAATCCAGAAACCAGACGGTTCACCGTTAGCTGGAGTCGGATCACAGTTTACACAGACTAAGAGTACTAACGCTACTGGTGCTGGTAAGTAAACAAAAAGGGCTGGTAACAGCCCTTTTTTTGTATCTTACATAATATACCCATATAATATTATTGACTAAATATTATTATGGGACAACCAAAATTATTCAATCTTCAACCTGGGGAACCTAACCTCAGAGATTATCAACACGGTCAACGTCTTTTTAGAGAGGGTGACCTACGTCTTGCTCCAAAAGTTAAATTTTTATATCATGTGGTGTTTAATATTAATAGCACAGCACTTAAAGGTTTAGATTTTAAGTACAAGCATCAAAATGAAATTAATATGTTAGTAAAGGCAGCAGAGTTACCAAAAATTGCCTTACAAACAGAAACACTTAATCAGTATAACAGAAAAAAAGTAGTTAATATAAAAGTTGATTATCAGCCTGTCACTATAAGATTTCACGATGATAATTTTGGTGTTGTTGGTCAGCTATGGTATAATTATTTTCATTATTATTATGGCGACACCAGTGCTGCAGATACAGCAGGTGCTTACAACAGAACAGCCATGCGCGAAAAAGCCATGGTAAAAGGACAATTTGGATTAGATAATGGAAGTAGCATACCGTTCTTTACCAGTATAGACATTTATCAACTAGCAAAGAAAGCATGGTACAAGTACAAACTAATAAATCCCGTTGTTACACAATGGAACCACGATTCGTTAGATAGTTCAAGTAGCCAGCCATCTGAACAAACAATGACTCTAGCCTACGAAAGCATAGGCTACGAAACTGGTATTATTAGAAACGGTAATCCTCCGGGATTCAGTCAAGAGCACTACGATCTTACACCTAGTCCTTACAGTAGTCATCCTAATTTTAGACGAGCAGCTACTACACCAACAGCGTTAGGTGGTGGGTCAAGTATTTTTGGTCAAGGCGGAATATTATCTAGTATTGGCGGTATTCTTGATGCTGTCGGCAACGGCGCATTAAACACACCAGCTGGATTTTTAGCAACTGCTGCGGCCGCAGTTAACACTTATCAAAATGTTAAATCTTTATCTAAAGACCAGGCTATAGGGCAATTAAAAGGAGTTGCTGCTACCGCAATTAATAGAACTGTAACACAAGGTATTTCAGGCCAACAAAATTATGCTTTCCCTGTAAATGTACAAAATACTATAACAAAAGCAGTTAGCGGCATTGTAGGAGGAAGGGGAGGATAATGAGCGCAACAAATTTACCAGTATCAGATAATAGTTCTGACAGTTCGTCAGGCACTAAAAACTTTTTTAATAATTATTTTACAGCTCAAGTAAGTTACCCTGCTGGAGAAATAGATGCTGTTGTGGGATTCTTTTTAAAAAGAGGATTTGATGAACAATCAGCTAAAAGTACAGCAATAGTTATTTTAAATCAAGCAAAGTTAGATGATGTCAATGTATTTCAACTTATAGATACATTAAAAGGACTATCTGACGTTCAGCTTAGTCAAGTAGTTTCTGAAATATTAAATCAAACTAGACAAAAAACCAGTGTGTTGGGTTATAGACTTTTAAATGTTGACGAAACGTTTGAAAGTAGAAATATTAAACTATGAGCAGATTTGCCAGTGGAAAATATACGATATTGAACCCAGAAAAATATGTAGGTAAAAAAAATCCTACATATAGAAGTTCTTGGGAACTGGCCTTTATGAAATTTTGCGATACGCACGGTAGTGTTCAAAAATGGGCCAGCGAAGCTATAGCTATTCCTTATAGATGTCCTATTACCGGTAGACAAACAATATATGTGCCAGATTTTTTTATTCAATATATAGATAAGAATACTCAGCTTCATACAGAATTAATTGAAATAAAACCTCAAAATCAAACGCTGAGAGAAAAAGTAGGTAGAAACAAAAATAATCAAATACAGTATGCCAAAAATGTAGCTAAATGGCGTGCAGCACAAGCTTGGTGTAAAGCTCAAGGAATAAAGTTTAGAGTAGTTAACGAACAAGACATTTTCCATAACGGTCAAAGAAGATAAGTAATATTATGACTAAAAAACTTGAAGAATTGCTAAATTTACCCGAAAACAAGAAAATGGTTAAGGATGCGGAAAAAGTATCTGCCAAGCACGAATTACCAGAAGCTCCTGCTATGTTTAGAGATCTAGCAGAATTTGATAAAATATCTTCAGCTTTACCTCAAGTCAAGGGATTAGGAGATGTAGCTGACGGAGAATTAGATGCGCTAGCTCAACGAGCTACAGATGCCTATGACGATCTTATGGATTTAGGCATGAATGTTGAAGCTAGATATAGTGGTCGTATTTTTGAAGTTGCAGGAACTATGCTTAAAAATGCCATTGATGCCAAAGCAGCTAAAATAGATAAAAAATTAAAGATGATTGAGTTACAATTAAAAAAACAAGCTATAGATCAAAAAGCTGGGCAAGATGAAGGAATCACCATTCAGGGTGAAGGAGTTATTGTGTCCGACAGAAATAGTCTAATTGAAAAACTAAAAAATATGAATAAATAATATCATCAGGATAATAAAATGAAACTGTTTAGCCATTATTTAAAAGAAAGCCAAGAAGAAAAAAAGTACGCTTTCAAGATTAAGATCGCAGGCGATCTTCCAGAAAACTGTGAAGACTGTATGGAAGCTGCACTACAAAAATATCAAGTAAGTAAATTTACTAAAGGTAAAAGCACTCCTATCCAAGCTACACTTAAAGAATTTCCTAATTTAAAAAACGCATCAATGACCGTGTTTGAAGTAGAATTAGATTATCCTGCTACAAGCTCTGTGCTAGCAGACTTATTAGCAGGATCAACAGGTGTTAATAGAGATAGTATTAGAGTTAGAACTCCATTAGAAGAAGAAACACAAGCTATCGAAGAAGAACATCTTGTTAGTGATAAAAATGAAGCAGTTTTAAATAAAGACTATCCTAAAGAAAATAATCAACATTTAGTAGGCGAAAAACACCTTAATAGTTTTTTAAAAGATCTAGCAAAAGTTCGCAAAGAAAGTCAACCTACTCAATATAAAGGCGTTAATGAAAAATTATTAGCTAAATCTTTACCTAAAGAAAAATCTGAATCAGTAGCAAAAGCTGGTCCGGCTAAAAGCGTGTTAGGGTCACACACTATTCAAAGACCTGCAGCAAGGATGAAATAATGAACTTTCAAGAATTATTACAAAAAATGAACGAGCTTGACAGACCGGTATCAGAGGCTGACAAGGGAGACATGGACCGCGACGGCAAAAATGAGCCTGATGATAAAGAGTATATGGATAACAAAGACGCAGCTATCAAAAAAGCTATGGGAAAGAAAGTTGAAGAAACTGACGCTCCTAAAATGCCAGAACCAGATGAAGACGATCAAGGTATGGAAGAAGAATGTGGTATGCCCGGAATGGCAAACATGCCTGGTGGTATGATGGGCATGAGAAGCGGAACCCCACCACAGCCAGACAGTATCAGCGCCAATGTTAGTTTAAATGCCAGCGGCAAAGGTGGCATTAGAGATTTAATGGATATCCTTAGCAATATTGAATCTAACGAACATGGACATGATCACGAAATGGATCCCCCAGCTCCATTTGGAGATATGGAAAAAGGAGCCATGATGAAAAAAATGCCAAGTATCGATGCTGTAATGGATGCCGAAACATTTGATAACGCACCAGATGAAATGTATGCCGACGTTGGTTCAGTTATTAGAAATGGTGGCGATCTAAACAGAGAAAAGCGTCAGTTTGCTCGAGCACAGCCAGGAGACAATCCTATGGCTGTAGAATCAATTAAAAACAGATTAAGCGGCTTATACGAAGAAATTAAAAATCGCTGAATTTAATTCAGGTCGAAAAGGGGCTTAGGCCCCTTTTTTTATTGTAAATACATTATGGCATCAAAAAGTTTAGATGGCGTCCTAACAAAAAAGGCGCATACAAAAGAAACGTTCACAGAAAAACAAATACAAGATTTGTTAATGTGTTCTGATACCGATACGGGTTATCATTATTTTACTCAAAACTTTTTTTATATACAACACCCTGTAAAGGGCAAACTGTTATTTGAACCGTTTGATTATCAAAAACGTTTATTAGATGCTTACCATGGTCATAGGTTTAACATTAACATGTTACCTCGACAAATGGGAAAAACTACTTGTGCCGCTGGATATTTGTTGTGGTATGCTATGTTTCATCCTGATCAAACTATATTGATCAGCGCACACAAATATACAGGATCACAAGAAATTATGCAGCGTATTAGATACGCTTATGAATTGTGTCCTGATTACATTAGATCAGGTGTAGTTAACTATAATAAATTAACTATTGAGTTTGATAACGGCAGTAGAATCGTTTCTACTACAACCACTGGCAATACAGGTCGTGGTATGAGTATTTCTTTATTGTATTGTGACGAGTTTGCCTTTGTGCCCGAAAATATTGCTGATGAATTTTGGACTTCAATTTCGCCTACACTAGCCACAGGCGGTAAAGCCATTATTACAAGTACACCTAACTCTGACGAAGATACATTTGCTACTATTTGGAAAGATGCTAATAAAAAGTTTGACGAGTACGGCAACGAAAGAGATGTTGGCACTAACGGATTTTTTCCGTTTACTTGTAATTGGAATGAACATCCTGATAGAGACGAAGAATGGGCTACTACTGAACGAGGACGCATTGGGGAAGAAAGATTTCGACGAGAATATAATTGCGAATTTTTAGTCTACGACGAAACACTGGTCAATAGTATTAAATTAGCCGAGCTAGAAGGCAAAGAACCGATACTTAAAATGGGCCAGATACGCTGGTATAAAAAATTAGAAAAAGATGTGCTATATGCTGTAACACTAGATCCGAGTTTAGGAACCGGAGGAAATAATGCAGCTATCGAGATATTTGAATTGCCGTCATTTACTCAAGTAGGAGAATGGCAGCATAATCTAACTCCCATTCAAGGTCAAATAAAAGTGTTGCGAGAAATATTACAGCACATTCAAAATTTTATGGGTGAAGATTATCCAAATAGTTTGTATTGGACAATTGAAAATAACACTGTCGGTGAAGCAGGATTAGTTTGTATAAGAGATATCGGAGAAGAAAATTTTCCCGGACTTTTTGTCAGCGAACCGGTAAGAAAAGGGCATGTACGCAAGTTTAGAAAAGGTTTTAATACTACACATGGTGCTAAAATTGCTGCTGCTGCTAGACTAAAATATTTGATAGAATCAAATAAAATGAAAATTTTTAGTAAACCTTTGATATCGGAGTTAAAAACTTTTATTGCTAGCGGAGTAACATTTAAAGCTAAAAATGAAGAACAGGACGATTTAGTTAGTGCTTGTCTGTTACTAGTAAGAATGGCACAAGTTTTAGGAGATTGGGACCAGCGTGTGTTTGATACTATAACTAGTAGCGATGTTAATTTAGAAGAAGAATGGGAAATGCCAATGCCTATTTTTATTTCCTCTAGTTTAGGATAAATATCAGTATGAATAAAAATCTCAATTTAGTTGCCAAGGAGTTGTTCAGTAAACTACGAACAATGTTCCCTGAAATTTCACTAAAAAACGAAAAAAGTGAGCCCACTGATAAACCATCAGAAGCTAGATTTTTTGATTTTGACTATGTATTTGAAGGTGAAAATCTTGGGAGAATCACAGTATCTATTTCTTCTAAAGACGAAGATGACGACGGCGATATAGACGGACTTGTAGTTATCTACAGCAACGATATAACCAATGGTGAATCAGCATTTAGTAAGAAAAAGTTTTTTAATTTTTTAAAAGAGCTACGAGAATTTGCTAAACAAAAAATGATGAACTTTGATACTCGTGACATAGCAAAGAGTAACTTGGAAAAGAGAGATTATAAATTTTTATCAAAATCCGGAGACGGCAGCATGACCGAAAGTAAATTATACGGCACAAATAGAACTAGTTTTCAGCAGTTTGGAGAATCAAAAATAATTGTAAGGCATAGTGCCCCAATTAATCTAAACAGTCCTGCAGGAAGAACACAGCGTATCGAAAGCATTTACATTGAAAATGTAGAAGGTGAAAGATTCAAATATCCTTACAAGCATCTCAATGGCGCAAGAGCTTTAGCACAACATATTTGTCATGGCGGCACACCATATGACAATATTGGTCAACACATTACCGGTCTAAGCGAAGAACTAAGTAAGCTCCGTATGTTTAAAGGATACGTTGATCGTAATCCTATGGTCAGCGAAGCAATGAGTTCTATTAATAACAAAGTAATGGAACGCATTGATCAAGTTAAAAAAGAAATTTTTAGTCTACAAAATCCCTTACATTACGAACAATTTGCAGAAAGCTTTGAAGAATCAGCTTCTAAAGAAATCCCAGAAGAAATTATTAATGACTGGATCGATCGTTTAACCATTAAGACGTTTAATGAAGAATTAAAAAATGTTTTTCCGTATATTTTTAAACTAGTTGACGAAAGCGATATTCCAGTTAAAAATTTAACTATTGAGGATTTATTCGACGAAGACGAAGATAAAGAAGAAGATAAAGAAGACAAAGAAGTAAAAGAGTTTGCCGAATACGAACACTTCATGAACAAGTTAGCAGAAGGCAGTAAAGATATTTTCAGTGAAGATGAAGAAGCTGCTAATGCTGCTATTGAAAAATTAAACGAATTAGTAGCACAACCATTTCCAGTAGGCACAGACGGAACCAATGCTATTGAAAGTTTAAGTGAAATTATTGACGACGGCGAACTAATGGAAGTATTTAAAGAATTAGCAGATGTCAGTCCAGAACAAGATATTCGTGACATTCTTAAAGATTATATTGAAATTAAAGATCAAGAAAACGGTACTGATGTTCTAAGTAAGATTAATTTTGAAGCAGAAGCACCCGAAGAGCCTGCTCCAGCCGAACCAGAGGCTGAACCTGCTCCTCCTGCTGCTGAAGCTCCTCCTGCCGTTGAACCACCTCCAATGCCGGCAGCTGAACCAGCCGCTGCACCACAACCAGCAATGGCTGAAAGTAGATTAGCTAAAACAGTTGAGAGAGCAGTCAAGGCCGGAATGAAACTTGAGGACACTGTGTCTATTGCTGGTAATACACTTACACTCAAAGATGTAATTGAACGAGCTGGAATGAAGGTAGAAGATTTTTTTGGAGATAAGAAATCATCAGCTGCCGGTGAACTAATTGAATTTGTAAAAAGCATGTGGGACAGAGAAACAGGAAATTTTCCCAAAGGCGAAGAAGGTGTACTTATAGCCTGTGAGAAAAAGTTTGGAGAGGACGCTGCGCCTATGGCAAAAAAAGTAATTGGCAAACTACAATCAATTAGCGAAATCCAACAAATGAAAAAATTAGCCGGAATGGCAAGATAAGTCTGTTTTTCAGCAAGATTTCTCTTGCGAACATAAATAAAAACGCATACAATAACATGTATGCGTTTTTTGTTGATAGGTTTCAACAATTAAAGGCAAATATAAAAGGCTA